AGTTTGGAACTCCAAAAAGATCTACTAATTCTTTTTGACTTGTCACTTTAAATGCATTTCCTGCATTCGCCGCCGTAGTTGCTGAAGCAACCCCAGTGCCTGCGGCATTAGTTTTGTCTTGGGCCGTTGCAACGACAATTAGCGGAGTCGTTCCCGGTTCAGCCGGGGTATAAAAACTCTCATCTATTACCGTAACTTCTACGCCGGGTGATGTTAGTGCCATGCTGTTATCTCCTGGTAATAATTCAATTCATTACGTAATGCATTGTTATATTGTATTTAGCGGAATAATCAAAAAATGGTGCTTTAAGGCATTATTAATAAAGGGATAGAAAAGGTGTAAATACATGCATGAGACCGTTATGTAAATGCGGTTTAAGACCGCGAGCAGTAAACTATAAGAAGAATGGCAAGACCTACTACAGGAGCCTATGTGAAGCCTGTTCTGCACATGGTTTGCATCACGGTGTTCCTAGATGGTATCGTGCAGGATATAGAATTAAAAAGCAGTGTGATAAGTGCGGTTTTAAATCACAACACGAGGAAGTATTCAGAGTATTCCATGTTGACGAAAACTTGGATAATTGTAGACATTCTAATCTAAAGACAGTGTGTGCCAATTGTAGGACTGTTTTAGCCAAGGAAGGAATACGCTGGAAGCAAGGTGATTTAGTTGCTGATTATTGATTTAACTGTATTATATAAATCGTCTATAGTGTTATCATTTGCAATTACATTATCAAATTTAGTATCTACCCACGCCCATTCAGAGCTATGAATTTGGCGTCTTTTCATTTCATTAAGATGATAATTTGAGCCGGAAACAGCCTTAACAGCGTCATCATACCATTCGGGTAATTCTCCGCGTGTAACCCATATAATCTTACCGCCTAGATTCTTGATTGCCTTGATTTCGTTTGGAAAACGCACATCGCTTATTACAATGTTATCCTTGCTCTGTCTAAGTTTATTTTCTATGCTGGCAATCCAAATATCATCATGGAAGGTTTTACGGCATACTTCAGTGCCCCAATATTGTAGAACCCAACGGGGAGTTAGGGTAGGCATGTTAAGTCTCTCTGCCCACCAAGGATCTACCTGTTCGCGCCACTCTCTTGATTCTTTTGTTCTACCTTCCAGCATGGTTCGATCCCAACCAAATACTGCCGCAACAGAATCCTTTAGAGAATCTGCGAAACTTTCTCTGCGGAATTCGTGGAAATTTACCAAGTAATCGGCAACAGTATCCTTGCCACAACCGATGAATCCGCAAACGCCTATAATCATATAACTCTCCTATAAAGTTATATTATAGCGTCTTTAGATTAAATGTCAAGTGTTTAATAGAATGGTTTTGGTTGTCCTGGCTTGCCAGTGTTGAGTTTTCTTGCCAAAACACTCGCTGTATTGATTGATTTGGTACGCTGTTGTCTGCGAGCCTGTGTTGGTGCAGTTCTTGCACGAGTAGTTTTCATCTTTTGTGCCTTGCCTACTTGATATTGCTGAACACATTTTGAAGGATGGCTTACCTGTCTGCCCTTTCTTGGACCCACCGAGCATCTAAAACGAAGCGAAGTTTTACCACCCTTGGCTGTTCCTCCGGTTCTGCCCCACACCATCTTGGCAACTTCGTTGAACATGGTGTTCAGTTCTTCTTCATTAACTAGTTCCGAAATTTTCATTATCCTATGATCCAACTGTATCCGTGTCCGCCTGCAACCTGCGTTCCAAGTTCCATGGTTAGGCGTTCAATATCGTTAAAGCCTTCTTGCTTAATGCTTGCACCGTTAAGTGCTGTTCCGCCCTGTGGTCCTGCGATAGATGCAAATTTTTCTCTTGCCTGTCCTAGCATTACCTTACAGTTTGCCAGTGTATAATCCTTGATCCACTGTCCTGAATATACATCTTCTAATATTACAAAGTCCGGCTTGTCGTTGTATGCCCATAATAAAACTTCTTCCGTGCCTCTTGGACGTTGCATAATAATTAGTTTCTTGCTCTGCGGATTCCATGTAAAGTTGATGAATGAACCAAACATCTTTCCTACAAGTTCCTGATACTGTGCAAATAATTCGTATGTGGCTAATCCGCCCATGTTGGTTGAACTTAGTAGATATGTATTTGTGTAGGCTAGATTGAATGGTTCAAACACAGTTCCACCAGTTCCGCTACCAGTCCTTGATCCAACGCTTCTGCGATAAATCTGCCTTACCTGCTGTATTTCCTTTGGAAGTATGTATTCGTTTTGATTTTCTTCAAGGCTTAGAGTAATGTAACTTTCTTCCACTGAATTATCCGAACGCTGTCTAAATACACCCAATGCTCTCTTGAGTGCTGTTTCGTAGTGTTCCGGGTCAAGTTCCACGTCAATCATGCCATCACCTAGCATGAGTCTAACGTAGTCGAATACTTCCTGTTTTGCTGTATCAATTTGGCTCATATTACTATTTATGCCTTGCGCAGAAAACGGTAAATACATATACTATGCCAAGACTCAGTTTATACCGCCCGGAAAAGGGCAATGATTACAAGTTCATAGACAAGACTGCCTGGGAGATGTTCCAAGTTGGTGGCACCGACGTGCTTATGCACAAGTATTTGGGTGCCGAAGCAACAGCAGATACAGTAGGAACGCCATCGCAGCCTAAATATGATACTCTAAGCCCCACAAACATACAGGACATGCTATTCCTGGAAAATAGGGACAGAAAATATGATCCTGATGTGTATGTCATGCGTGGCGTGTATAATGTGCAGGATATTGATTTTAATCTTAGCCAGTTCGGACTTTTCCTACAGAATGATACAATATTCATCACATTCCATATTACAGATACAGTTGAAAAACTTGGTAGAAAGATAATTCCGGGTGATGTAATAGAATTACCACACCTCAAGGACGAATATGCACTTAACGATTTGAATTATGCACTAAAAAGATTCTATGTTGTGGAAGACGTAAATCGTGCTGCTGAAGGGTTTAGTGTAACATGGTATCCACACCTATATAGGGCAAAATGTAAACCACTAGTGGATGCACAGGAGTTCAAGGACATCCTGGATCAGATTGCAGATTCGGAAAACTTCAAAGGAACTTGGAATCCAGACTCCACATACTATCCTGGGGATGTCGTTACGGCACCGAATGGTGAAAAATATACAGTAACGCAGGAAGTCACGGGCATTGCACCTCCGGATCTAACATATTACAAACCTGCGGACACTCTCAAGGACATCATGAGTACCTATGAGAAGGAAATGCAGATTACCAAGGCTGTTGAGGATCAAGCAGAAGCGGATACTCCACAGAGCGGTTATGATACGACAAAATTATATACTCTTCAGAGAGATGAAACTGGCAAGACGGAATTGGTTACTGCTGATACTACCCTAGACGATGCAACCATAGACACTGTTACTGCTGACGTGATGTTCCAGACTGCCGAAGCCAATGGTTACAAGGGATACTTGCTTGGTGATGGTGTACCACCAAATGGTGCTCCATTTACACAGGGCATAGCATTTCCTATGGGACCATCGGAAGGACAGTTCCATCTTAGAACTGATTACAAACCAACGAGACTGTTCCGTTTTGCTAAGGGCAGATGGAGCAAGGTGGAGGATGATGTGAGAACAAATATTACAAATCTTGGAACCAGCGACACGGCTCCAGGTGCAGACTTTGCTGGCAAGGTGGAAAGAGAAACACAGAAAACTTCGTTTATTAACAACACCAACCAACAGATTATTGACGGTAAGGTTGTTAAGGAAAGACAGAGCCTATCCAAGGCACTTAAACCAAAGGCGGATGAATAATGCGTATAGATGAAATACTAGGCTTTGCAAGAACAAGCAGTAAGAAACACACTGTTAAAAGGCGCCCACCCGAAAAGGAAGAGGAACCTATTGCACTAAAGATTAAGCAGCGCCGTGCAGCAGCAGCCAAGGGCGATGAAAAAGCATTCAAACACGGATTTAAAAAATAATGGATTTTTTCTACGACGGACAGATTAGAAGATACGTAACGCAATTTATGAGAATCTTCATAGGCTTCAAGTATGAGGCTGGTAATGGGGATCAGCAATCTGTGCCAGTAATGTATGGAGACTTAACGAGACAGGTTGCCAATATTATACGTGAAAATTCAGAAAATAAACTTCCTACCGTTCCTAGGATGGCAGCCTATATCACAGGATTAGACATTGATACAACTAGACTAACTGATCCTACATTTGTTAGTAAGGTTAATATAAGAGAAAGAAGATACACCGAAGACGACTCTGGTAACAGAACCTACACGGAAGAACAGGGAAAGAATGTTACCGTGGAAAGATTGATGCCAACTCCTTACAAGATGACGTGTAAGTTGGATATCTGGACTTCCAACACGGATCAAAAATTACAACTGCTAGAACAGATAATGGTATTATTCAATCCAGCATTTGAAATACAAACCAACGACAACTATGTTGACTGGACCAGCCTAAGTGTTGTAAGGCTTACGGGAATGAATTTTAGTTCTCGAAGCATACCAGCAGGAACCGATTCGGATATTGATATCTGTTCCGTAGATTTTGAAATTCCGGTTTGGATATCTCCACCGGCAAAGGTTAAGAAACTAGGTGTAATTAGGAGCATCATAGCAAACATATTCACTGAAGAAGGGGACGTTAAGAATTTATCCAGCCTAGTTTACAATCAGTCGATTTCAAATGTTGCTTTTGTTAATCCAAGATATCCCGTGTTGCTGTTCAAGGCAAACAACGGTAACCCTAATGATTATGAACTAACAATAGTGGATCAGAATGCTGCCATACAGAGCCTTGGACTTGACAAGAAAGAATTTACTGATGATAGGAAACTGGACTGGAATGCGGTACTTGCCGCTCTTGGCAGTTTTACGGAAGGAACCAGCACCATACACTTCCAGCAACCAAATGGTGAAGAAATTACGGGCACGTTTGCAATCAATCCTGTTGACAACTTCATACTGTTGGTTAGTATTGACAAGGATTCACCCGGATGGACGGAAAATACTCTTGTTATAAGTCCACAGTATCCTACGGGCAAGGGAACATTTGATGCAATTATTGATCCAACAACATACAATCCCATCGCCAGACTAAATGGTATTAACAACATTCCAACAGGACATCGATTCCTCATACTTGAAGACGTAGCGGATGACGCCGCTGGATGGAAGAACAAGGATGGAACAAACACACAGGTTAAGGCAAATAGCGTGATTGAATGGAATGGAAGCAGTTGGGCAGTTATATTTGATCCTGCTACTGTTGAGGATTTTACCTATCTATCAAACATTACCACTGGAATACAGTACAAGTGGGACGGCATACAGTGGCTCAAATCATTTGAGGGAGAATACGCACCAGGTTATTGGAGACTGGATCCAGAAGGCGCATAAGTATTCGTATGCAAAAACGAGTAGGACTATTATATCTATCACTTGATTCACGAAGAATTTTACTAATTCTTGAAAACGAAAAATGGACCGTTCCTACATTTGCGTTACAGAAGTCGGTAATTGAGGATAGTGTTGATTTACAACAAAAATTTGCCAAGGGTAAAATACTTCCGATTGAACTGTATCTATCAAAAGATAAAGGATTTGAATATGGCACCTATATCTGTTTGGTAAACAATGAATTTATTACAAAGACTGTTCCAACATTTTGTTGGTGCGATTTGAACTATCTACCCAAGAATGTTCATACTGGATTAAGAAGCACATTAAATAATAGTCTTATTAGAACAAAAATAGAAACTGTATTGGAGTTAGAAGATGCTATCACTATATAAATCAGAACAATTTCAAAATGATCTTGCTAGATACAAGAATGAAATTGAAAAAATTGATGATTCGGATATCAAAAATAATTGCAATAATTTTCTAAATAAATTAATTCTACTCGTTAAGACTTTCGATAAGGATCATGAACAAATGGTTTTTTCAAGAGAAATACGTGACAATCAATCCGGTAGACAGGATATTCTAGATGTTAGAAAAGCTCTTGAAAGAAAGATTGAAGAATACAAAAAGATACAAAAAATTAAATCGAAACAAAATTCTTAACGGTGATATTTCCGACCATCGAAACATGCAGTGAACACTGATATCTAAATGAACCTGATTGGTTTGAAGGTATCTTCCAATATAAAACACCTTCAGATTTTCCTTGGGCACTTGCACCTGTGGACACTATTCCACTATTTGATACATGCACCAATCCATCATTAAAGTTCTGTGCAGCAAAATCCTGTATTAGGAATGGATGCGTAGCAGTCAGAGTACCTAGGTTAAACGCAATTGTAGTTCCGTTAATTGCATATATTGTAGGATTATCCGTGTTACCATATTGATCAAATCTATAAGAAGAGCTACCGTTATTGGTTACATCTAACATGGTAATTGCTGGTAGGTATACTTTATCAACGGTAAGTGCTGCTGAATTTACATCAGTCAAGCCACTAAAAT